ATATATCAGTATATTATTAATAATACTCTTGAGTATAATTGTTCTCGGAATAATAACAATAGTAAATATAGTCTTGATGAGGCTATTGGAGTAATTCCTGAAGATTTTAGAGTACCCGGTATTCGTATTAGTTTCATTAGTAAAATTAGTAGTAAGTATGTAATCTATCAGAATGTAAGTAAAGATTATAGTTCTGCTGTTACTGATTGGGAACTTATTACTAATGATGTATTTACATCAAATGTTACTTGGAATACTGATGTTGAAAAAACTCGTATTCAAATTCCTATTAATAAACGTACTATAGGTTTTGTTCTTAGTTATGTTAATACAACTAATAATAAACCTATTGTTGAACAATATATAGGTAATATATATACTGATACTGAATGGGCTAAAGATGATAATTGGGTACCTGTTAATAAGAGGTATATTAAAGATAGTCTTGATTCTGATTCTATAGAATATGCTCTTACAGCTAATCAAGGTAGAGTTCTTAAAGAACTTATTGATGAAGGTTATAAGTACTTTGGTATTGCTACTCCTGCTACTGTTCCAGAACAATCTAAAGTAAAAGGTTATTATATTGCTTATACTGTTGGTGAATATATTCATTTTAGTACTTCTAATGGAAATAATATTTCTATACAACAACCTACTATTAAGTTTATTTATTGTAGTAATCCTAATAGGAATGTTTGGCAAAGTACTGAAATACCTGTAGTAATGCAGAGTACTTTTAATGAACTTAAACGTAGTGTTGATAATATAGAATCTATTAAAACAAGTGTTCTTACTGAAGAAGAGTATTCTACTCTTGCAAGTAGTGGTAAGCTTGAAGCTGATAAGTTTTATTTTACTCATGAAGAAGAATAGTTTATGTTACATAAAGATGGTCATAATATAGGTGGTATTTTTTATGGTAACAAGATTATTACTAAAGTTTATAAAGGTACTACCTTAGTTTGGCAACTTATTAAGAGTTGTTTTGGTGCTGGTTATTGGATTGGACATAATCCTTGGAAAGGTACTGATAGTTGGAAAAATCATAAATAAGATAATATTATATGGTAAAAGTTATTGATAATAAACTTGATAGTCTTAATACTTCTTGGGAAGGTTATGCAGGACGTCGAGTTGAAGAGTTTATAAAAGATAGATTTAGAGGTCTTGATACTTCTAAATATGGTTATCTTAGTGTTGAGTCTGGAGATGCAGGTCTTCAGACTATGCGCTTTTTTAGAGATAGTGATAGTTATGAACAGTGGTTTAGTGATAAAGTTACTTATGCCGATAATGTGCTTTCTACATTTGAATTTTATAGTAATCGTCCTGAAGCCACATTTACTACTAAAGCTACTATTGTAAAGTATCTTAATAATAATATGTCTAAGGGTAGTAGTAATACTCTTAGTATATCTTATAATTGTTATTGGGATACTGACCCTACACAGAAAGATACATCTAACGGTTTAATAGAAGTTACTATTAACAATGTTAAAGTAGTTGCATTAAGCCGTGAACTTGTTCCAAGTGGTCTTGCTCAAGGTAATGTTTATACTCTTGAATTAAAAGATTATCTTGTTAATGAAAATAATAAAGTTATTGTTAGAATTACTAATGAGCATGGATTTGACAAGAGCTTTACTTTTAATGTAGTTGTTTATGATCTTAAACTTAGTTTCGCAGATAACTACGATGAGAGTATTGTTCAGTTTGGTAAATGGAATCTTCGTGTACTTTGTTCAGGTGCTTCTGCAAATGTATATTGTAAAGTAACTAATAATGCAAGTACTGATATTTATACAAAAGAGATTACTAATTCATCTAGTGAATTTATTATTGACCCTAATCAAAATTATGCTTTAGGTATTCATAATATTACTATTTGGGCAGAGAATAAAGAACTTGGTCTAAAAACAGACGAACTTACTACTACTTATATTAAAGGTAGTGAACTTGGTAATGGAGTTCCAGCACTTACTTTTGGTAAAGTTATTTTGTCTTCTGCTAAACAGTTTAGTGTAATTAATCTACCTTATTACTTTTATCTTCCTAATGATAAGACTGGTAGTGAGATTACAGTTAATATTGAAGTTCTTTATAATGGTGAGGCTTCAGTTAAACCTTTAAGTAATCAAGTTATTATTCTTGATTCTTCTCATATGTCAGGTCTTCGTAATATTGTATTAAATCTTGATGATGGTAATTATCTTCCTGAAATTACAGTTCGTGTTAAGATTGGTACAAGTATTGTTGCTACAAAGAAGATTGCAGTTAAAAGTATTGGAGTTACTATTAAAGATGTAGATGAATGTAGAGTTTACTATAATATGAAAGGTAAGTCTAATGATGATGCTGATGCTAAACAATTAGTATCTCGTTATAATGGTGAACTTACTTCTCGTTTTACTCGTAGTAGAAACTTTCAACTTGATGAGAATAATGGTTTTCTTGATGGATATGGTATTACTGTTAGACCGGGTAAAGAATTAGTACTTCAAGATTATCTTCCTTTTAGTACTGATTGTGGTGCTAATGGAAATAAGACAGGTAAAACTATTGAACTTGAATTTCAGTCTGGTGTTTGTTCTAATGAGAATGATGTAATTATTTCTTGTTGGAGTGCTGGTACAGGTTTCAAGATAATGGCTAATCGTATTATCTTTGGTTGTAACTCAGATACTGTTACTACTTATTTTCCAGAACGTTCTCGTATCAAAGTTAGTTTTGTTATTGATGGAACTACTACACATACACGTAATGATTTAGGTGGTAATAATATTATAGAAAATGATGCTAATCTTGCTTATCTTTATATTAATGGAACTATTGTTCGTGTATTTGATTATAAGACTGCAAGTTGGCAACAAGGTGATGCTAAGAATATTGTTGTAGGTTGTCCTACCGCTCTTGTTGAATTATATTCTCTTCGTATATATGATAAACCTCTCACATTTAATCAGATTGTAAGTAATTATGCTTATGATACACCTGATGTAGATGATGTATATGATGCATCTGGAAATTTTGTTCGTTATGGTAAAATTAATATTGCTAAACGAAATGATATTCTAAATAGTGTGGGTGATGTTCATAAACCTCAAGAAATCATTTCTTATACAAAGGTTCTTAAAGCTCTTCCTAATACTCCTATTATTGAGTGGAACATTGATGCTCTTCCTTTTAATAAGAACAATCCTGATGTAGTTATTAATGGAACTATATTTAGAAATCCTCAATGGAATGAAGCTACTTATAAAGATGCTTGTGCTCCATTTAGTATTGGAACTCATATGTTCAATGCTGATGGTACAAGTTCTAATAGTTATCCTCTTCCATATAAAAACTTTGCAGAAATATTTAAGACTTCTGATGGTAAAGAAATAGATATTACTCTTGACCCAGAACATAGTTCTAAAGTAGTAAAGGCTTATTCTATTACTAAAGGTATTTCTAAAGGTGAAACTGAGTTAGTTCATAAAGTTAATTTTGCTTCTTCTGAAGGTATTTTTAACATTCATGCTATGAATATATTTCATAAGATACTTTTAGGTTGTGCTAAAACGAATGAAGAACTTTATACTAAGTTTCAGAAACAACAGAGAGATGCTGCTGAAGAAATTACTTATCGTAAATCTCTTAGTGGTTTTCCTGAAATAGGTTTTAGAAGAACTTCTACTTTTGGTAATGAAGCTCCTACTTTCCTTAGTTTTTATAACTTTATTAATAATAAGTATAATGCAACTATTTTTGGTTTTCCTGCAAAAGATTATAAAGTTGCTCAAATTTGGGAAGTAGATGAGAATGTTAACTTCTTTAATAGATATGCTACTCAACATAGTTATGAAAATGGTGTTTTGACTAAGAGTAATATTACAGGTCAACCTATTTATTATGCTCGTATTCCAAAGAAATCTCCAACTAATAAAGCAAATAAATTTGGTGCTATTAAATCAGCTACTGATAATATAGATGCAGCAAATAAAGAAATTGCTTGTATTTCTCGTTTCCATAATTGGATTGTTGATTGCAATTATCATCTTGCTGAACGATATAAGAAACAACATGGAGATTATAGAACTTTAGATAGTCCTGTAAAATATAATGATGTTACTTATACTAAAGATAGTGTAGATTATCGTAAAGCTAAGTTTGTAAATGAGTATAAACCTTATCTTGTAAAGACTGATGCTATATTCTATTTTATCTTTAATGAAGGTATCATTGGAATGGATGGTATGGATAAGAATATGAGTATTGCTTATGATGATATTGTTACATTACCTGATGGAATAATTCAAACAGCACCTGCAAGATTATTCTTACGTGATACTGATAGTCGAGATTTATTTAATAACTCGGGAGTTCTTACATTTAAGTATTGGCATGAGTGGAATGATAGTTTCAATGTTGCTACTGGTAAAACTCTTCAAATGAGTGGTGAAGATTATAACAACGATACTAATACTTGGAATCCTCATTTAGAGCAAGGATATAGTCCTGTATTTAATGGTCGTTATAGTGGTCTTATGGACTTGATTTGGAGTTGTTGGAGTGATGATATTAAGAGCATTTATAAACTTATGCAGAGTAATGGTTTTAATGCTAAAGATATGTTTGCTGAGTATCTTAGTTATTGGAAACAACTTTGTGAAAATATTTATAATGCTGATGCTATGGGTTATGTTAACACAAATAACTTTGAAAAAGCCTATGGTGATAAACTTCAATTAAGTAAATATTTTTATACTAAACGATTCCGTTATCTTGATAGTAAGAATTGTTGTGGACAAAGTATTGTAAACAATCTCCGACTTCGTCTTTATGAAAATGGTAAAGGAATTGCTATAAAGCATTATTCTCCAATGTATGCAAGTGTTCAATGGGGTTCTAATAACTTTGTTACTAAACGCTCTATTGATGGAGATTATGCTCTTATTCCTTTTGGTTTTAGTAATCCACAAAATGCAACATTTGATATTGATGATTGTGATATGATTACTGATATCAAGACTTATTCACAGTCTACTTCTGGTGAAATAACTTATTATGGTTTTGAAGGTTTTGGTAATTTCTATTTTGATGCTAATATGGGACTTTGCACTTCTCTTACAGAGTTTATTATGAAGTATTCTGAAGCATTACCTAATACACTTGAAGAAGGTATTTCTTTTGATTTGAGTAAAATGACTCTTCTTAAAAAGGTTATTATAACTTATGTAAAGAATCTTAAAAAAGTTATTAATATAAATAGTGAGATATGTGAAGAAATTGATTTTACAGGTAGTGGTATTTTAGGAGTTAAATCTCTTCCTAATCAATATCTTAAAAAACTTTCTCTTCCTGCTACTATTACTGAACTTAATCTTACAGGATTTACTTCTCTTACAGAAAGTAATCTTATATTATCTGGAATAAATAATGTAACTAAGTTCGTTTATTATGATTGTCCTAATATAGATTTTTCTGCTATGTTAGTTAAACTTACAGCTAATGGTAAACTTAAGTTTATTAAGGCTAAGAATATTGACTTAACAATTACAGATAAATTTGTTTGGAATATTCTTATTAATAGTAATGCTGATTTGCAAGGTAAAATTACTCTTAAAGGTTTTACTCTTAGCTTTGAAGATAAAGTTAAAGCAGTTGAAAAGTGGGGCAATATAGATGATAATAGTAATAAACTTTATATCGTCTATGATAAGGTTGCTTGTATTTCTGTAGAGATTAGTGGTGATGCCTATATTCAAGAAGTTATAGATGCTAATTATAGTATTTATCCTACACCAAGTATAGCAAATGATATTAGCAGTGTTACATGGAGTATATCAGAAAATGAATATGCGACTATTAACCCTAAGAATGGACATTTGTATGTAAATAAAATATCTTCTATAAAAGAAGATAAAAATGCTAAAGCTATTATTAGAGCTAATATTACAAAACATGATGGTAGTATTCTACAATCAGAGTTTACAGTTTATTTCAGTAAACGTGATGTAAAATTATATGATGTAGTTTATGCTGATGGTTCTACTTCTGATAAAGTTAATAAGAACAAGACTATTATTGGATTTGTATATTATCAAGATGAAAATGGTAGTAGAGTAATGAATGTTGAACAATGGACGCCTGTATATTTCTCTATTGCTGACATGACTGTTCTGCCATCTATTTCAGAAGTATTTAGTTTAGATACTCCAGATTTTATTAGTGCTCCATCTGATAATAAAACAATTAGACGTGGTACTAAAGTTCCACTTGGACTTTATAATACTTATCTATATGTTCAGATGCGAGATATATATCTTGCTAAAAAGAATATAGTAATTACTGAGAATATGTATGATAAGATAGATACAATTACTAATAATAATATATACAATCCTTATATTACAAAGACTTATGATTATCAACCTAAAGTAAAGGCTGGAGAACAACTTAATCCTAAATTTGCAAGGCATAATTGGTATTTACCTATATGGGGAGAAATAAATGAATTGTCTTATCAATGGTATTTGTATGCATTTCCTACTAAAGACTCTGAAAAACCAGATGCTGCTTTTGTAAATCTTATTAAGAATATAACTATTCCTTATGCTAAAATGTTTGCAGGAATTATATTAGGAACTATAAAAGATATTAATGGAGTATATATATTTGGATATACAATAGGTAATAAACCTGATAGAAAGAATTTTTCTATTTATAATAGTGGACTTAACGTTTATAATCCTATTACATTAATTTGTTGCATATTATGAAAACAATATTAAAAAATAATACATTTGTTCAAATTATATATAATGGAATTTCAATAGAAAGTAATATTTTAGATTGTTATTCTGTTATAATTGAAAAACTTATTAGAGATAAATATTCTGTTTCACAAGTTGAGGCAATAGTAAATAACTATCTTTCAGATATGTTTAATGAACATTATAAAATAGAGTTTAATGAACTTCAAAAATATCGTAGAGAAGTAAAAGATATAGCAAAGAAAATTATTACTTTTATAAAAGATAATGATTTAGCTAATAAACCAGATGGTATATATGAAATTAAATAAATTATTATGATTAAACGAATTTATAATAAACTTGCTAATATTCTTTGTAGTATTCCAAGTGATAAACTTATTCATAAAGATATTTCTTTTATAATATCTTTTCTATTAATTAAAGCTATTAGTCCTATTACAGGACTAATAGTTAGTATTATAATTAGTAATATTATTACTATAGGAATTGATATTTATAAAGAATATTTAGATAGTAAAGGAGATAATATTTTTGATAAAAAAGATATTATTGCTGGAGTAATTGGTAGTATTATTGGTTCTTTATTTGCAATTATATAAATTAATATGTCTGAAATAATACAAAATATAATAAATCTAATTATTAATAGTTTTGATTTAGGATATTGTGTTACAATTAATATTGCTACATATGTTACAATTAAAACTATAGATGAACTTAATGGTGATAAAGTTGTTCCTGTTTGGGGAAAAAGACTTATACTTGTTGCAATGATTATTATAATAGGTACTGCTTATTATTTTATTGATCATTCTCCTAAAGTACTTCTTAATAGTTCTATTCTTGCTCCTGTATTTTGGACTTGGGTATTAAAACCTATATGTAAGAAACTTGATATAGATTATAAGAAGATAGATGATGTGATGTAAATATTACAATAACTTTTACTATTAATACTCGGCTTGATGCTTGTTAAAGTCATTTAAGCCGAGTATTTATTTTAATATGTTATTTTCGATTCGGCTAACTTATTACCTATCAGTTGATTAATATATTATCGAGGATAACAACCATATATTGTGTGCGCACACAAATAAGCGTACAAGCCCATTCTGTTTGGATAATAGACATAACTTTCGTATATTTGGCAGTAAAAGATAACAATAGTAGACTAACTATTGTTATTAATAATGCAAGTAATAGTAAAACAAATGATAAATAATACCTCCCACGTAAAAGAGATGTTAACTTTGCACATTGCCTTTACGGGGAGTTAGAATAAATCTAATTTTTAATGTTAATAATATGGCAAGTATTAATCAACTTGTAAGTGAAGTTGCTCATTCTCTAAAACAGCCTAATAATTATGCTCTTAAAGAGAATCTTAGAGTACTTATCTTACATACTCGTAATGAACTCATACGACAAAGTTATGAGAATCATGGATATGTTGATAAAGGTCTTACTCAAAGATTTCGAGTTTCTCTTATTGAAGTAAATGATGGAGATATAGATTATCCAAAAGAGGTTATAGGTGTTGGAAAGATTAAACGTAGTACTACTAAAGTTCCTACTCCAGTTCGTCTTACAAATAATCTTCCTTTTGATAGAGTAAGTTCTATTGGTTGGCAATATAATAGAGAATTTCCTTTTATTAAAGAAACATCTGCTCGTTTTCGTAAACATGTACCTGGTCTTTGTGGTGCTTGTTATGATTATATAAATGGTTATCTTTATATATTTCCAAGTAATAATCAAAAATTTAATTTAGATAATGTTATTATTGAAAGTGCTTTTGAACATCCAACTGAAATTATGGAAGCTAATGGAGAAGTTGATCATTGGGATGTTACTTTTGGTGATAATGAGTTTCTTCTTTCTGAAGATATGATTGGTAAAATTAAAGATATTATTTATAAGAGAGATTTACTAAATAATGTTCGTGAAACTAATGAAGTTCCTGATGGAGTTAAATATAATGGATAAATTATGGCTGCTATAAAAGATATACCAACAAATAGAAAAGACTATTATAATAGTTGTCAAAGAGCTTTTCAATTAAAGTATGATAGATGTACTGAAGAAAGACAAAAATTATTGGTTCAAGCTGCTGAACTATATGATGATATTATAAATAATAAAGAATATTATAA